GACTTACGAATACAGAGGTTTTGATGAAAACCAAAATCTCTATTGCAAAATAGAAAAAGGGTCAATTGTCATTGACCCTTGGAGAACATTTAAATCAGAAGAATGTGAAGTTATTCACTACGGAAATACTAGAGTAAAGATTTAGAAGAATCACCTATATCTTTTTTCAATCTAACGATATCGATTTTAAAATCGATTTTCGTAATCGTTTCTTTATACTCACCTAAAGTCATCATCAATCGTTCTGCCACGGAATCGGCCTCGTCTTCTGCGAGCTGTTTTTTGACATCTATTTGCCATATTCTCCCGTCAGAAAATTCTAAGTTTATAGTATCTATATATGTTACTGGCATAGTATTCATATATAGATCCTCAAAAACCTCAGGCCATTCCTTAACTAGATGTCTTGGCGGTCTGAATAGAGGATTAGGCATCTACGGTATCTTTGACTTTGCTAGTTTTCTTCTGAGGAGGATCTAGTTCATCGGCTTGTCTACGAAGTCTCGCTGCTTCTTTATACATAGCATCAGCCTGACTGCGATACGAACGAGCTAGGTCTGCATCAGTGAGCGGTTCGTTGCCTGGATTCCTTGCTGGATCTGCTGCACTTTCAGTCTTAGATGTTGAAGCTGATTCTTTTTTGTTAGAGTCTCTTACACCAGCCGGGGCTCCTTGAACAAAAGTACATAGATCGTCAACTGTACAATTTCTCTGTTCTGCTATCAAAATGTTCAATTGACTCAATGGAATTTCAGTTTGTGGAGTAGGAGTCATTAGCACAGAATCAGTAGATACTTTAGCTAATCTTCCATCGGCTTGCATAGCTCTGAGCATAGGTCTTCCATCTGGGAACATTCTTGCGAACATCATTTCTCCAAACTCGAATGCCTGTTGTGCTTCATCAGTTTCTACTAACGACATAACAGCATCGTGATATGAATCTGGAAGCTGTGCTACTGGTAACACTAAAGACTGATTTGATTCCCCGGGCAAAGTACGAAATACCACTAACACTCTAGCTCCAGTATTTCGCATTTTTGCGATGTGTTTAAGATTTCTCATTTTCCTTCCCTTTTAGCAACGCTTTCTAAAAAATTGCTAAGTTTATTATAAGTTCTGCCAACACCTTCTAGTTCGTTCGGTTTAAACGCAGCTCTTTGAGTAGCTACTTCTACGATGCTCTTTAAAGCAAGTAGATCGCTGATGTTGAGATCAGCTGGTGGCACTTCAGGCGCCTGAGGTTGCTCTTGTGGTGCTGTGTTTTCAACAGGCTGTTCAACTTGTGTTTCTTCTGTCATTAGGTTCTCCTTAAATGTGGACAAGCAAGCATAAAATAGGTCAGTTCTTGATGGTTCTCAAATCCGATATGTAAAGAAGTTTTAAGAACCTTATGATCTTCATCATAACAAGGTGCTTTATAAATTGCATACCGACCTTTGAGTCGAACTTTAACCCAATCTTCTATCCCGTCGAAATACTCCGAATCGCTGATTCTAGTTTTAGAAAAATGAGGAGGTATAGTCGTCATTTTGCGAATCTTTAATACTTCTAACGGATTTAGATCAAAAATCATAAAAATATTTATAGTGGGTTATTATTCGTGGACTGATTCTTGGCTTAATCTTTTATTCAAAGCTTTAGCAGAACCCATTTTTCTAACATCACCGGAAAAAAGATACAGTTCAAATGCTGCTTTTTCTGTAAGAACTTTTAGTTGATTTTTTGATAAGTGATATGGACTATCTAAAAATTGATCTAACCAAATTAATACCTGCGGACCTATAGTTAAGTCTTTTGGAAGATTAATCTGATAAGTTTTTATCTGTGCTTCTGTTTCGATAAATTCTAGACAGGAATCTGTAATTCGTAAACCGCCAGCTATTTTATCTCTCGTGCTAAACCACCACATACCTCGATATAATTTTATATCTGACTCTTTGTATTCTTTACCAGCAGCTTTTAAGAATACCGAAGTATAGGTATCCTTTTGATCCATTTTATACTACCTTTTCACCTGCTACTAATTTAAAGACTTCAAAGTCTTGACATTTAAAAAGACGATTTAATTTTTTTGCGAGATTGAGTGCATGACCGGGATTTGAAAAACTAACTTTTTTATATTTTGGTCCAGGATAACTAGCCAAAAGACTTCCACTTTTCAAATTGAAAGGTTGTCCTTTATAGAATACTGCCCATATTGCACCACTTTCTAAAATCTGTTCAACTTTATAAGTTTCTTTGTTAGCGTACTCTAATATTACATTAGGTTTAGGTCTGCTCATATATATTCGTGTTCCTGATAACCACGTATATATTTAGTCTATTAGAATGTCCCGCCATCCATCTTAACATCTATAGAACCAGTATTTTCGCTTATTTTGGATAATTTATCATGGATTTCTTGGATAGTATTACCAAGTTTGGAAGTAATGAGAGACAATTCTAATGTAAGATCTCTAGCTTCCTGGATAGATATTCTTATTTCTTTTTGCTGACTTTTTTCGGCAGCTGAAACTCGATGTAACAGTTTTTCAACTGTAGGCAAATTGATAGGTATTTTATTTTGAGACATTTGACAATACCTGTTTCATTTCGAATTCAGTTTTGAACGGGCCTTGGTATTCATATCGTTGTAAGGTAATTAACTTCGGACAAAAACTTTTAACCCATCCTTTAGGAAATTTTATTACATAGTATCCGGCACAATATAAACTTTTTGAATCTTCGCTCTTGGTAAAGAGAGGAAGTTTCTTTCGAATATCAAACATTGCATTATGTGGCATCGTACTAGTAGTATATCCGTGAACTTCGTTAGGAAGATTATTTTTAGCTTCCTTAACAATTTTTACTACGAAGAAATCTTTTCCGAATTTATCTGTAAGACTTTTTTTAGTTTCGTAAATCTTGATTCCTTCTTCGTTACTCAAGACAAATCGATTGTCTTCGTTTTTTCTCAAGGTGGCGATTTTTTCCCCACCTTGTTCGACAATCCAAAATTTATTATCGATGATTGGTTTAGCATGTATCTCTGTCATTGTATGTACCTCGCATTTAACGGTTCGGCATAACTTTGTGCCTGTTCTGCTATCTTTTTAAGATCGTAAAGATTACAGAATTTCATTAATCTAGTTCCGACTTGAGTAATATTTTTACCAGCACCTGTGGCGTTGGCAATAGTTGTTGCAATGATTTCTTTAATATGATCTGGTTGATGACTTAGATCAATCAGTCGACGGTTTCTTTCATAATCTTCTAACACTCGATGTTCTACGCCATTGTGGTCAGTCCATCTCTGTAACATGAGATTGTTCCACGCAAATCCTTTGCTTTTACGATCTTCGAACGCTTCAGTAAGACCCACTTTTTTGCTTGTGCCTTTAGTACGCACACCTGGATACGCCGAGAAGACATTATCACTGGTATCACCACGCATACATTTTTCGAATAACAGCCATTCGGGGTTTGGCGCAGGCTTTGCTTCTTTAGTCTTTTTGTCAATGACCGGTTTACCTTTGTCATCAAAAATTCCTTCGTGTGTAATGGTATGCTCCATTACACCATTATATTGTTTTACATTCGGTGCTATAAGTTGTACAAAATCAGTGTCTGTGGAAATAATAACATGATTATCATCAGGATGACTTTGAATCCACCCTGCGATGAGATCGTCTGCTTCTAATTGTTCGTGTCGCAATACCGTACAATTTGTTTTATCTGTAACAAAATCTTTAAAAGTATCAAATGCTTCCCAAAATATACGATCTTCTTCTTGTTCTCTCTCATTTAATGCAGCTCGAACTTCTGCACGATTGCGTTTATAAGGCTCATAATAATCTTTACGCCAAGATCGACCTTCTAAGCAGAAAATAACATGGCTACCGTTAAATTGTTGCCACGCTTTTCTAATTGAATTTAGAGTAATATGAAACGCCATGCCTAGTTTAATATCAGCATCGCCGTTGATTGCGTGTCTAGCACGAAAAAACGTATTGGCAGTATCTACTAAAATATAACTCATTAATTATTCTTCTTTACACTCTGTATGTCTATCACACCTGTATTAACAGGACCACCGTAATCACCGTCAACAACGACATTGGCACAAAGTTCACGGAACCAACGATCTACGATTTCTTCTTCTGGATCGCCATCTGCTCCATAACCTTCTTGTTTTAATTGTAGCACAAAATGGTCATTCCAGTCAAGCTCAAAAAAACCATTACGAATGTTATCTTTGTTAACATGAGTATTTAAAACACCAACCCACGGTTCTTTCTTTCGAGACGCCCTATCTTTTGGACTCAATTTAGCTACTTCTTGTTCTTGAGCAATTTCTTTTAAGTTTTTTTCAGCTTCTTCTTTGAGACGAATAGCTTCACCTAAGGCTTCCTGTGCTTCTGCAATATTGGATTCTATTTTATCTAATCCAAAAAGTTTTTTAATGATTTTCATGGTATTCCTTTATTTTTACTTTTGTACAGTTTACTTCGGGTTGACACCAACAATTACTCATATGACAGATAGTAGGAGTCAACTCTGGACTGAAGTTTTCTTTGAAGTTAACATCGTATATATTATAATAAAAATTCTTATTAAAAAGTTTATTACCACAACTACCTCGTATATCACCTTTTTTATCTATAAATGCAGTATCAACACCCACATTACATTCCCATCCGACAAAATCAGTATATCCGTTTAATAATAACCAATGATTAGAAACTTTTTCTTTAGAGTTCTTGAAATATATAGTAGGTTTGAAATATTTCGGACGTTTTAATTTGTTTACAAAAAATTCATAAAATAAATTATTTGATCTTTTTATTCTATTATTTAGAAATCTTTTTTGATCTTCTGTATATTCAAGAGACTGGCCATGTATTTGATCTGCACTTATTGACCAATCGTATTTGCTTTTACATAGAGTTTCGATTATTCCTATACATTTATTCCAATGATTAGGATCCATTAACACTGATGCCCACATCGCGATATTATTTTTATAAATTATATCTCCTACTTTAGACAGATGTTCTGGATCTACTCTTTCGTGATGAACACTTAATCCTATATGATCGAAATATTTTACATTCTCTTCCCACCAGCGTAATGTTCTACTGCCGTTGCTAGTTAAGCTTATAATACAATTATGATGTTTTTTGATACCCGCCACAAAATTTACAAGTTCGGGCCATTGAGATGGTTCTCCTCCTCCGATATGAATTATAAACTTCTTTTTTCCATTATTTTTATAATAATTTAAAAGATGTATAAAATTCGGAAGAAGAATATCTAGTTTAGGCCATTTAACAGTTCGGCCGTTGAAATCTTTAGAACAGTACCAACATTCATAATTACAATAGTCGCTTAAAAATATTTCAAATCTCATTACTGTCGGCGGAGTATTGGAATCTATTTTAAAGATTGGCAACTTTGACACAAATCATGTTCCCCACTCGTTTTTAAATAAAGGCACTTGTAATCGATCCGAATATCGTAGTCCGTTCTTCATTGCTAGTTCAGCGACCCTGCGATTGTTAAGAGTATAAACAGACTCTACCCCACCAACCGGCATAAGATATACAGGTCCAGCGAATCCTTCAGCTCTGTAAATATCGATTGTTTCGATCGCTTCTTCTGCATCTTCTTCTGTTGCTATTACAAATTTAAGATAAGTGTAGCCAACTTCTTCGTATTCGCAAACCACATCCGGTCGAATGGCTTCGTGTCGTTCTTCTCCCGAACAACTTAGTTTAGCACTAACACTAAATGTAAGTTTGTGATATCCTCGATCTTCCATACCCCAGTTTAATAGATATTTTTTAAATTCTGGGATTAATTTTTGAGTACCATTAGTTTCGAATGTTAATTCTCTAAGACCTTTCATTCCTGGATGTTCTAACAATTCGGGGTAAGCACGTTGCCACCCAAGCAACGGTTCTCCTCCTGTGATGACAAGATGTTCATCTCGCCATTCATTGAACGGTAAAATCTCGCAGATTCTTTCTGCGATGGCGTCGCTAGTAAGCATTGG